CAAATTCTAGAACAAATATTACCTTTCTTCACACCAGATTTTACAGTCACAGTTAGATTAGTTCCTAATATGACACAGACTTATGATCTACCTGTCATATTAAATACTGTAAGTCCAGATTTTGATTACGAAGGAGACATGTTAACAACGCGAACTTTGATTTGGACGTTGACATTTACGCTTCGTGGTTATATCTTCCCACCTGTTGACATGAGTGGTAATGGATTAATTCGTCAAGCTAATACTGACATTTCTATTGATTCTCAAAATATTAGTAATGGTCAGAAACTGTATGTTGACAAAGCTAATGGATATGGAGTTTATGTAACAGGTGAAACTGTTCGTGTCGCTAAAAGAAATATTTTCGGACATGTCGTTTACTTCAGTAATAATAATACAGGAACTCTGATCGTAGATTCATTAAATGCACCATTACAAGAAAACGATATCATCAAAGGCGATTATTCGAACGCAGAGTATACAGTCGATACGGTAGATTTTGCTCCGGTTAAATCGGTGGTTATAACAACTAGACCTGATCCAGTCACATCAAATGTTGATAATGATTTTGGATTCTCTGAAACATTCACATACTGGCCCGAGACTTTATGATGACAAAGTTAGACAATAATTTATCAGATATATTCGATTGTGAAATCGTACCTACAGAAGAATTAACTGTATCAAAAGATACAAGTCCAGTTGAATCGACAAAAGATATTGACGATGACTTTTCAAAAGCAAGAGATAATATCAGTGATCTTATTGAAAAAGGTAATACTGCTATAGATAATTTACTTCATGTTGCTAAAGAATCTGAGCATCCTAGAGCATATGAAGTCGCTGCGAACTTGATAAAAACATTATCAGAACTTAACAAAGACCTATTGGACATTCATAAGAAAAAAAATGATATCAATGGAAGAAATACGAATCCAACTGAGTCCAAAGGAGCAATGATAGATAAAGCAGTGTTCATAGGATCAACAAACGATTTAATTAATTTAATTAGGGAGAAAAAGTAAATGGAAACATTACAAGAGATGATGAAGAAAGTACTTGCGGATACTTTCGCATTATACTTGAAATCACATAACTATCATTGGAACGTAGAAGGACCTTTGTTTGCACAGTATCATGATTTCTTTGGTAAACTTTATCTAGAACTTCATGCCGCAATTGATCCTATCGCAGAAGAAATTAGAACTATGGACACATACGCACCAGGTTCATTCAAGAGATTCATGGAATTATCAGACATTCAAGATGAGACTTCAATACCATCTCCTGTTCAAATGGCAAAAAATATTCTTGATGACAATGAAAAGGTACTACGTACACTAAATGTTGCATTCAAATTAGCTAATCAATTTGATAATCAAGGACTAGCAGATTTTCTTGCAGGTAGAATCGACATTCACAATAAACACGCATGGATGCTTCGTAGCTTTACAAAATAAATGACGGATTCATCATACTTAGGTAATCCTAAACTAAAGAAGGTTGGGGTTGAATTACGCTATACTGAAGAGCAACTTGTTGAGATTGCCAAATGTATGGATGATCCGATCTATTTCATCAAAAATTATGTAAAGATTGTTAACGTTGATAAAGGTCTTATCAATTTTGAGATGTGGCCATTTCAAGAAAATATGGTCACAACTTTCCACAATAATAGATTTTCGATTTGTAAAATGCCGCGACAAGTTGGTAAAACAACTACAGCGGCAGGATACATGCTTTGGTGTGTTCTGTTTCAGAAAAACTTTTCAATTGCTATTCTAGCGAACAAAGGTGATCTAGCGCAAGAGATTTTAAGTAGAATTCAGTATGCTTATGAATATTTACCTATATGGTTACAGCAAGGTATTGTTCTTTGGAACAAAAGACGAATTGAGTTAGAGAACGGTTCAAAGATTGCTTCATTTGCAACATCTAATTCAGGTGTTCGTGGTGGAACTTACAATCTAATTTTCCTTGATGAGTTCGCATTCGTTCCGCAAAACATGGCAAACGATTTCTTCACATCAACATATCCAGTTATTACATCAGGTCAAACAACTAAAGTTATAATTGTTTCTACACCAAAAGGACTAAATCTATTCTATAAGATGTGGATGGATGCAGTTGAAGCTAGGTCACTTTACAAACCTATTGAAGTTCACTGGTCAATGGTTCCTGGTCGTGATGAGAAATGGCGTGAAGAGACAATCCGAAACACCAGCGAAGAGCAGTTCAGTCAAGAGTTTGAAACTGAATTCTTGGGTTCATCAGCAACATTAATACCTGGAGCAAAACTTAGAACACTTTCATTTAGAAATCCAATCCAGCAAATGGATGGGTTTGACGTATTCAGACAACCAGAGAAAGACAGAAATTATATTCTAACCGTTGATTGTGCAGAAGGTGTCGGACAAGATTATTCTGTAGTATCTGTAATCGATGTGACTGAATTGCCATATAGACAAGTAGCAAAGTATAGGAATAACACTATTCCACCTTTAGTATTTCCCACAATAATATATAATATAGCAAAGAAATATAATGACGCATACGTATTGATTGAAACAAATAACATTGGGCAACAGGTTGTTGACATTCTACATTATGATCTAGAATACGAATACATCTTTCAAATTCAAAGAAGCACAGCTAAAGGTCAACACATTTCATCAGGATTTAAAAAATCAGTTACTTTTGGTGTAAAAACTACAACTCCAGTAAAGAAAATAGGTTGTGCAAACTTAAAAGCCTTGATTGAAAACGATAGGCTTTTGATTGAGGACTTTGATACCATATCTGAACTTAATACTTTTGTGAGAGTTCGGGATACTTATGAAGCTGAAGAAGGTAATAATGACGATATTGTGATGACATTGGTTCTGTTTTCTTGGTTGACAGCACAGAAATTCTTTAAAGAAGCCACAAATTCTGATATTCGCAAAAAGTTATCAGAAGATTTAAATGTAAATATCGAGGAAAGCATGCTTCCAGTAGGACTATATGACGATGGAACGAAAGACGAGGTGTTTCGAGATGGTGATGATCTATGGACTTTAGCTAAAAAAGGTTATACCCCGTCAACATTTTAAAAACATAAATATACGATAACTTGACAATATAAATCCATGAACACAATAAGGAGACCATAACATGGCATTTCAATTATCACCAGGAGTAGAAATCTCCGAAGTAGATTTGACAACAGTTGTTCCTTCAGTTGCAACTACAGTTGGTGGTATTGCTGGTAATTTTGCTTGGGGACCAGTTGACGAAATAACTATTATCACTAATGAAAATCAACTAGCAGAAAAATTTGGCAAACCTACAGATTCCACAGCAAGAACCTTCTTCACTGCGGCTAACTTCCTAGCTTATGCAAATGATCTAAGAGTTGTTCGTTCAGTTGGAACAGGTGCTCTAAACGCAGCTAACGGAACAGCAACACTAATCAAGAATGAAACCATTTACACAAATGAATTTTCTGCAAATTCAGCAACTAGATTCTATGCCAAATGCCCAGGTACACTAGGAAATAACCTACAAGTTTACATGTGTGATTCAAACACATTTACAACATGGGCATATGCTAGTCAATTTGATTCAACGCCAGCAACTTCAGAATACGCAAGCGCAAGAAGTTCATCAAATGATGAATTGCACATTGTTGTTGTTGACGGAGTTGGCAGATTCACAGGTACCGCTGGAACAGTATTGGAAAAATATGCATTCGTATCTAAAGCAGGTGATGCTAAAAATTCAGACGGTTCAAGCAACTACTATAGAGATGTTATCAATGACAAATCAAAGTATATTTGGTGGGGTGGTCATCCACTAGGAGGATCAAATTGGGGAAATAATGCAACATCAGTAAACTATACACTATTAGCAGCTAATGTATTCGCAACTTTAACTGGCGGAACCGATGCAGCTCCTACAGCATCAAACGTAAATTCTTCATATAGTCTATTTGATAATGCTGATGCCGTTGATGTTTCACTATTAATGGCAGGTCCAACAACAGGTGCAACTACACCAAATCACCTAATTAGCATCGCTGAATCTAGAAAAGATTGTATCGCGTTTGTTTCACCAGAGTTTGATGATGTTGTTGATAATGCAGGAAACGAATCAACAGATATACTAACAACTGCAACTGGATATACTAAGTCATCATATGCATTTATGGACTCAGGATGGAAATATCAATACGACAAATACAATGACGTTTATCGTTGGGTACCGCTAAATGGCGATATCGCAGGTATTTGTGCT